GCGGTTAAAAGCTGCTCACAAGGCGGTGTCAGAGGCGGTGCAGCAACTCTTTATTACCCTATCTGGCATCTGGAAGTCGAAGATCTATTGGTACTAAAGAACAACAAGGGTACAGAAGACAATCGTATCAGAGGTCTTGATTATGGAGTTCAATTCAATAAAGTCATGTATGAAAGGCTTCTTACGGGAGGCGTTATTACTCTTTTTAGCCCTCATGATGTTCCTGAGCTTTATGACTCTTTTTATATTGATACCGATAAGTTTAGATCACTATATGAAGCAGCAGAACAGAATCCAACAATTAGAAAGAAGTCAATCCCAGCAATAGAATTGTTCTCTTCATTTATGCAAGAGCGTAAGGATACTGGTCGTATCTATCTAATGAATGTTGATCACGCTAATGATCATGGAGCCTTCATTAAGGAACTAGCTCCTATTCATCAGTCTAACCTCTGTTGTGAGATTGATCTTCCTACCAAGCCACTTAATGATATTAATGATCCCGATGGAGAAATTTCACTATGTACATTAGCTGCTATCAATTGGGGGAAGATTCGTGATCCTGCAGATTTCGAGCGTCCTTGTACTCTCGCTGTACGTGCTTTGGATGAGCTACTGGATTATCAGGATTATCCTGTTCAAGCAGCGAGAAACTCAACAATCGCAAGGCGTCCGTTGGGCGTTGGTATCATCAATCTTGCTTATTGGTTGGCTCGTAATGACCTTTCTTATCAAAACATTGACCATGATGGGTTGAGTAAACTCCATGCATACGCCGAAGGTTGGTCTTATTATTTGATTAAAGCATCAGTTGATTTAGCGGAGGAAAAAGGTGCGTGCCCAAAAAGTAATGAAACAAAGTATAGTCAAGGTGCGTTCCCCATACACACCTACAAGAGAGAACTGGACGAAATCGTATCGCCAGCGTATCGCATGGACTGGATTTCGTTGGGCAATAAAGCAAAGTCTTACGGCATCAGAAACTCAACGCTCATGGCTCTCATGCCATCAGAAACATCAGCACAGATTAGCAACGCAACGAATGGTATTGAACCGCCAAGATCTTTGGTTTCGGTTAAACAAAGTAAGGATGGTGTACTTAAGCAAGTCGTACCTGAGGTGCGTAAGCTTAAAAAGAAGTACGATCTTCTCTGGGACCAACAGTCGCCAGAGGGATACCTTAAAATCTGTGCAGTTCTTCAGAAGTTCATTGATCAAGGAATATCCGTTAACACCTCGTACAACCCTAAGTTCTACGAAGATGAAAAGATACCGATGAGTGATATGATTGGGCATCTGTTGATGTTTTATAAGTATGGTGGAAAACAGCTATACTATTTCAACACCAATGATGGTGCTGGAGAATATGAAGAAGCACCGTTGGCTGCTGGTGCGGATAGCGAAGAGGATTGTGACTCATGCAAAATCTAAAAGCTAAGAAAATGAAGTTGACTTTCGAGGAAATTTACGCTAGAATTGAAAATTGCGAATATGTCATTGTCCATACAAAGGAGGAGATGAAGCCGTATCTCCTCAATGCTAATGATAATGAGCTGTATACAATGCCAGAAGGTTATCTTGAATACGACAAGCGATTTTATTTTAGGAAGTACTGAATGTCATATAGCGTTTTCGATTCAAACAATAAGAAAGATGCAACGCAAGTAAAAGCATTTTTCGATGATGCTCCTACTATTGCAAGATATGATCGACAGAAATATGCTTGGATTGAAAAGCTTACAGACAAGCAGCTTGGCTTTTTCTGGCGACCAGAGGAAGTCGATATCTACAAGGATGCTAAGGACTTTAAAGATTTAACGGTTCATGAACAACACATATTCACATCAAACCTCAAGCGTCAAATCCTTCTTGACTCAGTACAAGGTCGAGCACCAACAATGGCGTTCGGACCTATTTGTAGTTTACCTGAACTCGAAACCTGGATCACAACTTGGGCGTTCTCAGAGACCATCCACTCACGCAGCTATACGCACATCATACGAAACATTTATCCAAACCCATCCAAAATATTCGATGAGATAATGGATATCCCTGAGATCGTCGAATGCGCTGGCGATATCAGTAAGTACTATGATGATTTGATTTGGTGGAATAATTTACCAAAGAATCAATATGAAAGAGATACAGAATATAAACACAAAAAGGCTCTTTGGCTTGCATTGATGTCCGTTAATGTTCTTGAAGGAGTTAGATTTTATGTATCTTTTGCATGCTCATGGGCATTTGCGGAAGTCAAGAGGATGGAAGGTAATGCAAAAATCATTAAGTTTATCGCTCGTGACGAAAACCTGCATCTCGCTGGGACACAACAGTTACTCAAGGCGCTACCGAAAGAGGATGAAGACTTCGCCAGAATTGCAGAAGAAACAAAAGATGAATGCATCGCTCTATTTGACGGCGCTGTTAAGCAAGAAAAGGCATGGGCAAGTTATCTATTCAGGGACGGGTCGATGGTTGGTCTCAACGAAACCCTACTCTCAGAATACATCGAGTGGATCGCTAACAAGCGAATGACTGCAGTTGGATTGCCAACTAAGTACAAAGGTGGTGCTAATCCATTGCCTTGGACTCAGAAGTGGATTAGTGGCGCAGAGGTTCAGGTAGCACCACAGGAAACTGAAATCACCAGCTATGTAAATGGTGGTGTCAAGAAAGATGTCAATGGTGACACATTTAAGGGATTTAGCTTATGAGTGATAAACTTGAAATGCCAATTGAACAGTTTGCTGAAGCTGTTGCTAAAGAAAATGCTCGTTTGAATGAACACAACGAAAAATTGAAAGGGCAGACAAAGCTTTATTTTGATGCTTTCAACAAGGCTATTGCTCGCATCAAGGAGCTAGAAGATGCTCTTTCGATTAAAGAAGCACTAGAGAGGAACCCCGAAAAGTCAGTTTACAAAGAAGGTTATCGTGCAGTAGAAGAAGCTATGGGACATCCGAGTCCTGAGTTTTGGGTTGAACGTAAAGAAAACTAATGAGCGACAATAAATCATACAGAACAGTATTCATTTCAGATATTCATCTTGGAACAAGAATGAGTCAAGCGGATAAACTGCTTGACTTCATGAAAACATTTCAGTGTGAAAAGTTATATCTCGTTGGTGATATTGTTGATTGCTGGTCTATGTCAAGAAAAATGATATGGACCCAGTCCCATAATGATGTAATTCAGAAATTACTTCGTAGAGCCAGAAAAGGTACAGAGATAGTTTATATCCCTGGTAATCATGATGACGTTATGCGTAATTATTGCGACAATGAATTTGGTCCTGTTATTATGGTCAAAGATTGTGTCCATGTAGGTCTTGATGGTAAGATATACTATGTGACTCATGGCGATCAGTTTGATGTTGTAATTAGAAATGCTAAATGGCTTGCGCACTTTGGCAGCTGGGCGTATGATCTAAGTATAAGTATTAGTCTGCTGATAAATAGGGTCAGAACAGTATTTCGTTTGCCTTATTGGTCATTATCTTCATATCTTAAAAATAGAGTCAAAGAGTCGGTTAACTTTATTGGCAACTACGAAGAGACTTTATCAAAGTATGTGAAAGGTAAGAAGCTAGATGGTATTATCTGCGGTCATATTCACCATGCTAATATTCGTGATATTGGCGGCATTAGATATATGAATTGTGGAGATTGGGTGGAATCCTGCAGTGCATTAGTTGAAAATCATGATGGGACGTTTGAGATTATTAAATGGAGTAAATGATGACTGATGATTATAAACACAAATACGAAGACCTGATGAAGCGTTGTGCTGAGTTTATGCAGGAGTTTGCTCCCCCATCTCCTTATGAACTCGGATTCAAAGCTGGTTGGGAAGCAGCGAAACAAGAGTTTTGTAAAGACGATACATATGTTCCTGATACTACAAAACCAGCAAAAACAATGAACATTCAGTGGCCAAAAGATCAAGTATATCAATGGCCAACAACTGCTCCTTGGCCACCACAAGTTCAATGCGGTGTTTGTGGTATCGCAAGTGGTATAAATAAAGCAATGTCATATGTATGCAATAACCCACAATGCCCAACAAGAGTAACTTGTTCGATTAATGTAAATAGTCTCGCTGATAATAATATGAGTGTTTTGAAACCTGAAATTATCACAACAATAAAAACAACAGGAACATCTACATGAGCAAAAAGTACGAAATAACTTGTGAAGAATGCGATGAAAATTTTGACGTGTTATCTGATTCAATTGAAAGAGTAGACTACTGTCCTTTTTGTGGAGAGTTTATTCCTCTTGAGCCAGATGGTTGGGACGAAGACGAACCTTTCGACGAGTAACTAAATATCAGGAGGAGGACTCCTGATGTGGTTTTATAATGGTGAATATATTGATACTCCGGGTGATTATATTGGGTTTGTATATATAATTACGAATCAAATTGACAACCGAAAGTATATCGGTAAGAAGAACTTTTACTTCTCAAGGTCAAAGCAAGTCAAGGGAAAAAAGAAGCGTTATAAGGTCGAGTCTGATTGGCTCGACTACTACGGTTCAAATAAAGAGCTACAACAAGATGTTGAAAAGCTCGGTAAAGAAAACTTCAAACGAGAAATTGTTAGGCTCTGTAAAACGAAATCTGAGTTTGGTTACTACGAAGCCAAGCTACAGTTCGATAATAAAGTCCTAGAATCTGATGAATGGTATAATTCTTGGATAATGTGTCGAGTTCATAAAAAACACTTGACATTTCTTAATAAGTAGGCTATTATATTAATAATGCGCTCGTGGCGAAATGGTAAACGCAGGAGACTTAAAATCTCCCGCCTCGGCTTGTCGGTTCGAGTCCGACCGAGCGCACCAAAACTTTATAGGTGATATTATGAAAATTGGAATTATTGGACTTGGATTCGTTGGCTCAGCTATCAAGGCTGCGTATGAATCTTCTGCTGCGAATATCGAATTTACTCTTCGAGATACGGATGACTCGAAGGAATGTTGGGGTACATATGAAAACTTGCGCAAGTGCGATGCAGTATTCATTTGTCTACCAAGTCCTCAAAACGAAGATGGGTCTTGTGACACTTCTATCTTAGAAGAGGTACTACCTAACTTTAAAAATTATCATGGCGTAATCATCAGCAAGACCACAGCTCCTCCCGACGTTTACGCTCGGCTGGCCAAGGAATATCCTAACCTTGTTCATGCGCCAGAGTTCCTTACTGCTGCTAATGCAACTGTCGACTATATTGATAGTAGATTTGCAATTATTGGTTCGTCTTATGATATCTACGCCAGAGAAGCGGCTCGTATTATTTCTCTACCGTTGCATAGATTGATGGTAAAACATTTTTGTACTCTTGCAGAAGCTTCTTTGGTTAAATATATGGTAAATACATATTTGGCGACTAAAGTTATTTTTATGAATGAAATTAAAAAGGTAGCGGAAGCGTCTAATATAAACTATGATATTGTTCGTAAAATGATTTATGATGATCATCGAATCGGTATTACTCACATGCAAGTACCTGGTCCTGATGGTTTGTATGGTTTTGGTGGTGCATGTTTCCCAAAGGATACCTCTGCTCTCCTCAAATATGCTGAGAGTATTGGTGTAGAAATGAGTGTGCTGCAGGCAGCTGTTGATAAAAATAATAGAGTAAGGTTTGAATAATGATTAGGGATATAGATTGGAGTAAAATTTATTCTTCCTTCGTGTCCGCCGAACCGTTTAGACATATTGTAATTGATAATTTTTTCTTACCAGAAGTAGCTGAACAATTATCTCAGGAATTTCCTGATCCAAACACAGCTGATATGCATATCTATAAAAACCCAATCGAAAATAAGATGACAATGAATAATTGGAATCTTTTTCCTACTTGTACATACAGAACTTTTTCTTTTTTTGGTAATGAAGAATTCATAGACAATTTAAGATTAATTTCCGAAGAACCAAATTTAAAATTTGATTTTGGTTTGAATGGTGGCGGTTGGCATATGCATGGAAATGGTGGTAATCTCAACTTACATTTAGATTACAACCTTCATCCTAAAACTCAAGAACAGCGTAAGCTTAATATCATAATTTATCTTACGAAAGATTGGAATCCTGCGTGGGGCGGAGGATTAGAAATGTGGTTTGGTGATAAAACTTCTGCTATTTCAAAGAGCAAAACTATCGAAAATGTTTTCAATAGAGCAGTTATTTTTGATACAACTCAAAATTCATGGCATGGATTGCCAGATCCAATCAATTGTCCGGAAGGCGTTTATCGAAAAAGTTTAGCGGCATATTTTATGTGTCCTGCACCGGCTAAAACTGAGAATAGAGGTAAAGCTCTTTTCTTGCCCAGAGAAGATCAAAAAAATGATCCTTTGATAATGGAAATTATTAATAAGAGATCAAACATAAATACTTCTGCTGAAGTTTATCGCAAAACAAAATAAGGTTTTAATAATGGACGAAATAGATCGAGATAGTGTTGCTTATCGACGTGCTCGAATGAGAGAATTATTTCGACCTATTGAACAACAAATTTTAATGACAGATGATGCGCAAGATTTGGTTATGTTGTCTACATTAATGCTTACAACAGGTAAAGATATTTTGGTTCAAAGACTTGGATCAGAAAAAGCGAAGAGAATGATTTTAACAATGGACTTTGGAGATTAAAATATGGCACATCCGCATAAGAATCGTCCTCGTAAGGGTCGCCGTAAGGTTGGTTCGGCAAAGCGTAAGGCTCGTAGGAATAACCGTAAGAAGAAGTAAACAAATTAGGTGAAACATGTCAAGAGAGTTTAATCTCGATGAAGTTAAAGAATTTATCCGTGGTGTTTCAGATCTATCCAATATTTACATTGGAGCCGATAGCGAGCGGTATCGTGGTCGCGATAACCTCTGGTATGCTGACTACACAGTTGCTATCGTTATTCATATTGATGGCTCACGTGGATGTAAGGTATTCGGACAAGTCTCTACTGAGCGAGATTATGACAAAAGGCACGATCGCCCATCTTATCGACTGATGCAGGAAGTGTATAAGGCTTCGGCAATGTATCTTGAGTTGTTCGAAGATATTGGTGATCGTCACTGCGAAGTTCATCTTGACATTAATCCTGATGAAATGCATGGATCTTCTTGCGTTATCCAACAGGCTACTGGCTATATACGTGGCATGTGTGGTTTCGCACCAAAGGTAAAACCAGAAGCTTTTGCAGCCTCATATGCTGCTGATAGACTCAAGGAGATCCTTGCTTAATAGGTTAAGGACCGATAGCCAAGCGGTAAGGCTCGCTGCTCATAACAGCGCGATCGTAGGTTCGAATCCTACTCGGTCCACCATTCTCCTATAAATAAAATGGAGAATTAAAAAAGGAAAACAAATGCGAAAGATTATTCTAGCTGCTTTGTTAGCTGTACCATTTATTTTTACTGGTGTAGCTTATGCAGCGCCAAACGACAAACCAGCTATTCATAAAACTATTAAGAAAAAGCATATAAAGCGTAAGCCAGTGAAAAAAGCTGTTACTGTTGAAACTAAATTTAATGCTTTCTTAAAAGAATGTGGGCT